ACGCATGGATACGGACCCTTGATTGCTGCCAGCTTCTGCTGCATGCGGTCTTCATCGTACGGATGCAGTTCTGACAGCTTCTTGCTGTACTCGGGACCATCCTCGCACACCTTTGCCCATGACAACAACCCACGCCACAGCGGCTCCATGCCGTCATCCTGCGCGTTCTCCATGTAGTACTGAAGCTGACCGCAGCCTACGCCTTTCTCTGACTTGAGCCAGATCGTGTCGAACCGCGTGACACTGTTACCCAGCATCGCCTCAGCTAGTTTGGAGCGCTTTGTGCTGGCTCTGCGTGGGCGTGTCCCAGCAATATTCGCTTTCTCTGGAACAAAAGAATTGCTGACTGGCGCGTAAGTATCTTTCAGTACAGCGCGAATGGCAGCGCCAAAGTGCAGCAGATCAATCGGTCCCTCGCCTTGCACAAGCATCTGTACGGGACGAGGCTCTGGATACTTCTCTTTGAAGTTCATTGTGCCGGGAATACGCAGAACCCGTGCTGCATCCGCAGTCACATTCATGTCGATCCGCATACCCTCTTGCTTGCACAGGCGCTTGAGGTTCTCTGCAATCGGCTTCCACGTATCGATATCTGCTTCTTTGGTCAGAGGCCAATAACAGTGCAACCCACCGCCCGACGACAAGATATGCGGCTTGGTAAACGCATCCAGTCCGGTCTTCTCGAGAAAAGAAGTTAGTGCAAGCCCTGCAGTTTTCTTGGATTCGTACCCATCAAGATCAAGGAAGATCGACTTGATGTACTGCGCGTGCTTTGCTGTACGGCGTTCTCGTTTGAGCTGCAGGACGGCAGGATCGAAAGTCGCAAGCGCGAAGAATATGTTGTACTGTTTGCCGAGCCAACGCTTAACGTATGGTTTGATCTCCTCTAGGTTGTCAACGAATCGGTGTTCTTTCTTTTGTGTGCTCAGCTCTACCACGCAGTACAACCCGTGTCCGGGCGAGGGCAGAACATCCGCAAGAAACTCAAGCGGTTTCATGCCAATCCTTTACCGTGCGGCGTCTACAAATCTTTCCAGTCTTTCTGCCAGTTCGATGATCCAGGCTTGTGCCCACTGTGGCACTTCTTTCATTTCCAGGTAGTGCGCATAGTGAACCAGCTCTTCATTGCTCAGGTTCTTAGGTTGAATTCCTGACATATTTTTCTCCAAGCTTCATCCGATGTTTTTGATCCCTGCATGCAAAGCAGCAGCCGTTTAAGACGCTCTTCATAAACCTTCAGGACACCTGCACCGTTCATCCAGTTGTAGACCGACTGCCGGGTAGCGCCCGTTGCAGTAGCGATCTTGAACACAGAGATGTTGTGGTGGATAGCCCAAAGGGCGAGCATCGTGCCTAAATCTGTAGGCGGTTTGGCTTTGATGCGTGCGATGAATTGTGCACTGTATGCCATGTTGTTGGGGTACTTGCGTAGTCGCGTTCCCCCGCCTCCTTACTGGGGGCCGAAGCCCCCGGTTTGATTACTCGTCATCCCATGCGTCGACCATTGCGGCGAGCGAGCCCTTCGCCTCAACGACAGGTTTCTTGGGCTCAGTGCGCACCTCGGGCTCGTCAACCTCCTGCGTCGGCTTCACTGCCTTCTTAGCCTTTGGCGGAGGGGGAGGTGCCTCTTCTTCCACATCCTTTTCAACAACAGGCGCTTCGACCTTCGCCTTGGCAGGCGGCTTGCCCTCAAGCTTGGCGGGTGCGCCGACTCCGTCCGTCTTAGCGACGGTCATGGTGACCGCCTTCTCCGCTTCAGGCGATTCGCCTTTACGCTCAGCAGTCTCGTATTCAGCATCCGACAGCCAGCGCATTGCTTTAAAGAACAGCTTTGGCGATTCGCTCTTGGTATCGAACTTCATGCGCGTGACGACTGTCTCCGGGCTGATGTCCTGCGCAGCCAGCCAGCGGGCATACTCCTGCAGAGGACGGTTATCGTCGTCAGCCTTACCGAAGATCGATGTGGCAGGCAGTGCAAGCTGCATGACATCCCCTTCGACATCGTTGGCTAGCACGACAGCCAAACGCTGCTGATAACGGCACGCACGGCTATTACCTTGGCCAGACCCTGCGATGTTCTGCGGACATTCCGAGCAGCGACTGGCTTGACGCTGTTTGCTGTCGGGGCTGGGAGCCTCACCATCTGCGGACCAGCAATCGGGACCGGTGATGGCGTCGGCATCATACGACTTGGCGTAGAACACACGACTGACTTTGGGAGCCGCCTTGACGATCACGACATCGAGGTAGCGCTCATCAATAGACGCGACCTCCTTACCACCAGCGAGCAGGCGGAACACACCGCCCTTGATGGAGATGCGCTTGCCGCTGTTGGCAGCACCACCGGCCAGAGCCTTGGCGGTTTCGGACAGACCTTTGCGAGCAAAGGCGGGAACTTGAGACGGGTTGAAGAGAGCGACATTACTCATGAAATTCTCCTAGATCAGTGGGTTACTTAACTTCGCCGAAGACAAAGTGCGTTTTGTATTGCTCGGGATTGCAGAATTCAAATACCACTGCAATTGTTTCGCCTGTGTCCATTGCTACGATGTACTTAAACGCAAATTCGTACTTGTTGGGCAACTTGTCCCAAGCAGCCCGTGCTTCATCTTCAGTGCGAAAGCCTTCTTGCCCGCCTGTAACAAGCGGGTGTGTTTTTAGAGGCGTGGTCTTCATGGTTTCCTCTTACTTGTGGGCAGGTTTACGAACGGAAATGTTGAACTCGGTGTTGCTGTTCAGACCGGGGGGCATGAGCGCGGGGTTCTCTTTCAAGAACGTCGACATGTTGGTCTGGGCGATCCGCTTCTCGAGCAAATCGACAGCGTCGTGCTCAATGACGAACTGTTTGAACGCATCCCAATCCTGCGTGGAGTAGCGTGTCTTGGTTGAGAGGATGACAGTCCCGGCTTCGGTGTTGACAGACTTCACACCAAGCGCCAGCATCTGATCCTTGAGTGCGTTCTTGATTTCTTCCTGCTGGGCCTTGAGAGCCTCGACCTCGGTCTCGTAGGTAGCAGTCAGCTCTTGAATGCGGGTTTGCATCTTGCGATACACCCGCGCTAGCTTGTCCATAGGGACAGCAGTTTCAGACATGATCTTCTCCTGTCGAAGTGTCTGGGGTTGTAAATGTTTTGACTATGATACAGGTTTCAGCCTTGCGTGCAAGCCTCCTTTATTTTTTGCCTTTGATCTCCTGATCGAACATCTCGACCAACAACGTGTGGTCGTTCACTTTGCGACCCATCGCCCGGAACAGCCGCTCCTCGAGTGGGCTGCTCTGGATGTGCACCACCGTTACTTTGTCGCTGTCCTGCCCTTTACGGTCGGCACGGGCGATACACTGTAGATACATTTCGACAGACATCAGAGGGCCGTAGAAGACAACGGTGTCCGCAGCCGTCAGGGTGATGCCGTGCGCCGTCGCCTGTGGTTGCATGACGAGCACCCGCTCCTGATCCGTCGTCTGGAAGTCGTTGATGATGCGTGCACGCTTTGTAGCGCTGACACCGCCGTGGATTTGCGCATTCTTGACGCCGTGCTTATCCAGATGCCGGGTGATCGTATCGATGCTTGAGCGAAACAGTGCGAAGATGATGACCTTCCGGTCCGTCTCCTCGATGACCTCCATTATCGTGTTGAGGCGCGGCTGGCAGTCGAATTCGACCACCTCTTTCTCGTCAGTGTATGCAGCGCCGCATGAGATCTGTAAGAGTTTGTTGACTGCCACCCCAGCATTGACCGCTGTGATCGTCTCGCCTGCTGCTTGGATCAGCATCTGTTCGCGCAACAGCTTGTAGTACTTCGTCTGCTGCGGTGACATAGCCACGTTACGCGTAACTGTGACTACAGACGGAAGGTCTAGGCACTGGGCTTTGGTGAAGCGTATCGCAGGCTGCAGCGCTTCATGCACAAGGTCTTTGGCATTTGCTTTCGGAGCCCACTTGAACTGCGTGATCTTGTTCATCACCTTGTCGCGCCACGATGACGCGAACTTAGGTACGCCGTTGGGGTTGACGAGCTTAGCGAGTCCGTACGCATCGACAGGCGACTGCGAAGCAGGCGTGCCCGTCATCATCCAGAGATTCGTATCCGGTTGAATGATGGACGCCAGCGCTCTCCAGCGCTGCGTGCTTGGGTTCTTATATGAATTCGCTTCATCAACGATGATCAGATCGAAGCGCCCGTCGGCTTTGATTTCGTTGGCAATCAGGTTCAAGCCTTCGTAGTTGATGATAACGATCTCATAGCTACCTTGTACAAGCTCGATACGCCGCACCGCTTGTTGATGATGGGCGACAACTGCGCTGCGATGAATGATTGAGTGATTGATATCGTTCATCCACGCGCTGTGCATGATCGACAAGGGGCACAGCACCAGCACGCGCTGCACCAGCCCCGCGTTCATCAAGTAGTCCGCAGCCCACAGGGCTGAGAGCGTCTTGCCCGTGCCCGGCTCGTTGAACACGAAGGCACGGCGATGCAGTGTAAGAAACTCAGCGGTGTCGATCTGATGCGACATCGGCTTGAAGCGACCGGGCCATTTGTAGTTCTTTCTGATCGGGGAGGGTGCGTGCTTCACGCCAAGGTTGCGCAGCACCCGCATCTCATCTAGCCCCCAGTACACCGCTACGGTGGAGCCGCCGACCCAGCGATCAATGACTTTGCTTCGGGGGATGACTGTGTACTTCTCCGGATTTCTCGTGCGAATGAGCACGGCTTTGTTTTCGACAATTTCCATTTTAGTGCCCGTTGTCTGATTGATTGCTGCGTTTGCTACGCAACCGCAGGTTGCCCCTCGTACTCGTGCCTCCTTTCCTCAGTGGCTTGATGTGATCGATGTCTTTCCCGCTACGATCAACACCTTCTTTGTCGTACATTCGACGAGCGCGTTGTCGCTCAATCTGATCCTTGGTCTCACCGCTCGCCTTCTGCAGCTTGTAGGCGTGCTTGTAGTTGCGCTTACCGTTGACTTGAGTCATGGCTAATGCTCCGGATGGTATTCACACTGCTTCACAGCGCACCACCGACAGAGCGGTGATGCGGTTGGGTTCCATACGTCGGTCTCGAAGCTCGCTTCAAGCCGCGCTGTGCGCTCTCTGTACTTCTGCCACGCCTTGTCAGCCTGATCACGCAGCATCTGCAAACGAACCATGTCGTTCTTGACGATGAAGAGCAGCGCGGAGTTGCACTTGCGGATGTGCGGGAAGTGTTGGAAGACCATCAACGACATCAACACCAACTGATCACGATCCGGATAACGATTGTTGCCCGTCTTCCAGTCTGCGATCCATGCCGTCAGGTTGTCGTCGTCAATGATCAACACGTCCGCGATGCCGCGCACCCACGCGTTGGCGGCATTCCATTTGCATGGCACCAAGTCTTTGTCCAGCGCCATCTCATACTCGGCAAGCCTCCGCCCCGGCTTCTTCATCAACGCGTCCACCACCGGCTGGAACTGCGCGTAGATCTCCGGGAGCGGTTTGCCGTCCCGGATATAGAACTCTAACGCCTCATGAACCTGTGTACCGTAGCGTGTTGCGTCGGTCTCTTGGAACGGATACTTCTGCAACACCTTGACCTGATGGTAACGACGCGCACAGCCCTCGTAGTCCTTCAGAGAGCTGTGCGACCACCGGACGACAGCGGGTTTCACAGTTCAGCACTCTTGATGGCTTGATGCAGCAGCTTGGAGAACTTGGTCACGAAAGGCTCGCTGCGATGAAGCTTGTGGTTCATCTCATACAAGATGGCGTGAGTAAGCTCGTGCCAAAAGATCTCAAGCTGTTTGTCATCGGAGATCGGGTTGCCGTTCTTGCGAACGGTGTGGATGTGGATGACTTGCGGGACATACTCGATGTAGCCAAGCGCGTAGCGATACCGCTTCGCGGGGGCTTGCACAATGTCATACTTACGCTTACCGACACGAATACTGTTGGGAATCATGGAACTCTCCTACTGTTTAGCACTACCGTATCTACGGTGAACGCCACCGTCAGCGGCCAGAGGTATCCCCGGCAGGTATGAAGGCTCGAGCGTCATCTGCTCGAGCATCCAATCGAAAGCTTCCTGCGCCTCAGCATCCGGCGCAACTGCAATACATTCGTCGTGAACAGTACCGACTACGGGGTAGCGTTTTGCTATCCGTAGCATCCCGTCCGTCATCACAATGCGTGCGGTCCCTTGCACAACATTGTTCGTTATCTTTCCTGCATACAGCTTGGTGGCGTCTGGACCGTACACCCACGATCTCCCACCGTCTGCTGTCTTTTCCTGACGCAGATTAGGATACCTGATACTCATGCCGTTGGGAAGCACGATCTCTTCCTTCCTGAAGATCAAGCACTTGTGCGTATGCTCCTCACCGTCTGCGAGCGCACTCTGGATCAAGCTGGAGCACAGTTCCCAGAACGATGTCACCGGATGTGCCGTCTCCCGGTAATTGTCGATGATCTTCTTGGCAGCAACGCAGTGCTCGACAAGCTCAACCTCTGAACAGGTGTGCGGGATCTTGGACAGACGTTCGATGTTTTCTTCTCGGTTGAGAAACCGGCTCAGGTAGTCGCCATCAACCCCGAGCTTCTTCGCTACCGCTCTGGTGTACCGCACAGGTGGTGCGCCGAGGAACCCGACGAGTAGCTGTGCTGCGAACGACGCCCACCCCAGCCCATAACCTGCACCTAGCAAAGCCGACTTGGCCGACTGCCTCAACTCCGAGTGGCTCTCTTTCGTCATCCCCGGCACATTGAACATCCGTGCACCAAACTGTGCATAGGGATCACCTTTAGCTCGGAAGATGTCAAGCATGTCTTCGTAGTCAGCCAGCCATGCCAACACCCGAGGCTCGATCTGCGAGAGATCTGCGACGATCATTTGGTGTCCTTCCGGGGCCATGATCGCCTTGCGCAGGAAGCTCCTACGCTTCAGGTTCTGCATGTTGATGGCAGAGCCTCTCGATGCCGTCCACCGACCGGAGAGCGCACCGTAATAGCTGAGCGGCACAGGGAGTGCCCCTCGCTTGGCGATGTCAAGGAACCGCTGTGCTCGCGTCCTCTCCGTCGTCGACTTGACCCGCAGCCTCGCCTCACACAGGAGCGCCACATCCTCACGATCCCCGTTGAGCAGGGCTTGGAACATCGCATCGTTCTTGGCCAATGCCAGCGTGGGCTTGCCTGTGGTCTTGCTGGTCTTCATAGGCGGCTCGCAGCCCAGCGCTCTAAGTAACGCTGCAAATTTCGGGTTGCTCGCAAGATCCCCCTCGGTCACCCCTAGTTTTGCCAACAGCCCCTCGCGGGTCTCCTTCTCTTCGTGCAGCGCGTCGACCAACATATCCTGATCTAGCTCCAGCAGGGGTCGTGTGTACATCCGCAGCGTCAGGTCGATGAGGCGTAGTTCTTTGCTGGGGTAACCTGCTCGCAGCCGATGAAAGATCTGCTCGCACAAATAGGTGTCGTGTGCGCAGTACTCAGCCAGCTCTGCCTCGACCTCGGGGGGCAGCTCGTCCAGCATACCGTCGGTGCTGTGCACGGCGTTGCCTTTCGGCAGGAGCCCAAACTCTGCAGCCAGCTTTGCCAGACTGTTGCCAACCTCAACACCACGCAGCGCACGGGCCATCGACAGCGTGTCAAAGATGACACACGGCTGTACGCCGTACCGCCACGCCAGAATCGTCACATCGAACTGCGCGTTATGCGCGAGGACTGCCGTGCGGGACCAGTCGATGGCGTCAGCCCAACCCTGTATCTCATCACCGTTCAGCCATTCGGGCGCACCCTCGGCTCCGACAATCTTCCAGCACAACCCCCACGCCTTAAATCTTGGATCGCGTACATACTCCTCGGTGGTCATCTTCGACAGGGTGTAAGACTTCTTGCACCAAGCCGTCTCGAAGTCCAGCACAATGATCTGATCGAACGGGGCTTTAGTTGAGTTGGTCACGGGGCGGTGCCTCTTGGTTGATGTGTTCGCCCAGTTTTTTGCTGGAATTGAGCAGCGCGAGGTAGACATCGTCGATGTCCATATTCAACGACTGCACATGCAACGCCCATGTGTCGTCATCAGCAGGCACACGCAGCACAATCACCGCACCAAAATCGTCGTTATCACGACTACAGGCCAGCAAAATGCGTAGCGTGCGCATGAATACCAACGCATGTTTGCCATCTATTTGCTGCAGCGCAGCAAGTAAAGCTTTGGTTTCAGCGCTCTCCATCTAACAGCTCCTTCAGTTGGTCAAGGTTGTGTTCATTCACGACAAGCGCTGTGCCGCCTGCGTTGCGAATGTCTTGCAAGTGCTTCTCCTGTAGTGCAGTTGTGGTTCCTTTCCCGGCCTTGGCTTCGATACCAATGAACCGGCCTTTGTGACAGACAAGAAAATCGGGAACCCCGCTGTTGCCGTAGCCGGTGCCGATGGGCATGGCGTAGTAAGCGCGAATGGTGTCGAGGATCTTACGTATTTGGCGCTTCACAAGCGCCTCGGGTGTAGCCATTGTTTGTCCTTGTGTTGGGTAGGGGGGAAATGTAGATTCCGCGCCCCCCTGCTTCGCGGTGAGGAGACACAGCGTGCTGAAACGGACACGCCGTGCAGCAGAGGCCCACATCTACAAGGCAGGACATCTCTGCTGGTACTGCAACTTTACGCTTCGGACAGTGTCTCGATCAACTTCTGCAAGTAGTGCGCACCCTTCCGGACTTCCTGCAGCGCTTGATCTTTGTTGCCCATACGCATGATGTATTTGAGTGCATTGCCCCGATAGAACCCGATGCGTTGCTCAAGCGGCCATGTGTCGATCACATCCCACGGCTCGACCCCCATCGACAGATAGTGCGTACCGCCTATCTGCACTTCATTTGCTGATGGCGGCTGCTTTTGATTCACGCTTTTTCTCCAAATATCTTCTGTTGATATCTGCTCGACTTGCTTTTCGTCGTGCTGCATGGGTTCCTTCTCCAAGGCGATAGATTGGCGTCGCGTCTCGGCCAAGACTGTCCTGCAACCAGCCGCCAACGTGCACCACATTGTTTGCTTTCAATTCGCGCAGCCATGACTGTGCTGTGATCAAGTGCAGTCCCACTTCTTTTGCCAACTGCGCTGCCGTCACTTCGTGCGTCTGTTGAAAGAGACGAATCGTTCTTGCCAGTTTGCGAGCGTTGATCTTTCTCACAGGATCTGTCTCTCCGCTTGTATCTTAACCGTCTGCGTAAGCAGCCTTGTCTGCGTGTGCAATTGGGGGGTCATCACTATAGCTTCCTGCCATTGCCGCTCAGTCAAAAGCTTTTCGTAAGCGGCTACCAATCTTTTGAGCTCCAATAGCGGGGCTGCATAGTCCTCGTACATCTCAGTCTTATTCATCATGCTCCAAGCCTCTTCCTCTTCAAGTGTTACTTCGTATTGTTTGTACAGTTCGCCAAGTGTTTTTACCACGGTGGGTCTCCGTCTTCTACGGCCTCCTCACGGAGGGCTTTGGGTTTAGGTCCGGTGTACGGGCTACACTCGATCAGCTTTTCTGGAAACGGCCACAGGGCGGCAAATAGCGTAGAAGGGATCGAACTGCTCTTTGAGCTTTTGCCTTTCTCTGTGCCGCCTTGCGACTTCTGCGGATGAAAGTTTTGGGGGTCTGGGTCGGTCAATTCCTTCTCCTAGTTTGTACATGGGCAGCTTGATGCGCTGGTTAAATCTGGAATCCCACTGTGCGATGTGGACTAACTTGCGCTTGTGCATCTCCTTCAGAAATTCTCTAGTTGTCTCGATGTGTAACCCGGTCAGATCTGTGAGATCTTGGGCACTTACCGCTCCTTCCGTTAAATGTGCCAGCATTGCCACATAGTTCTGAATCTTCAAGCTCACCTCTTCAGTCTCCCGTCTTCGTTTGCCCACTTATTAGGCGCAGACACGCAGGTCGTCGGCAGTTCATAAGTCTCGAACTTGTGATCGCATTCTTTGCAGCGCTTGCGCCGCCAGATCCAGTTGTACCGGGTGTCTCTGCGCGTCGATACCGTGCGAGTGTTCCACGATCCGCAGTCAGGACACATACTCATTTTTCTTGTTCCCACCCTACCTTGAAGCCTGCATCCCAAGCTTTCTCCCATGCGATACACCAAAGATCGTAAGACCCGTCAAGTGGGAACTTGAAATCTTCTTTGCCACGCATCATTGCTTTCACATCTTTGCGTTTAATGAATGCTGCCCACGCCTTGTCACGCTCGGCGTTTGTGATCGGTACATCGTCAAGCATCGTTCTTCTCCTCATCTCTGCGAAAACCCAAGACGCCGCATCCCTAATTCGATCAACATGGCAGCATCTTCGAGCCTGTTGTCGCTGGAACTAAACGAAGTCTGCCACTCCCCGCCCGGACGTTTACCGATCAGTCCTACGCGGACAATCTGCCCGTCCTTTGCATCTTCGAGCCACTGCTCAAGCATTGCGATGGCGTCCTCGTTGTGCGGGGTCGTGGCTTTGATGAATGGTTTGATGTTGTCGGTCATATGTTCTTCTCCTTCAGTTTTGCTTCAATCGCCACCCAGCAATCTTCCAAGTCCTCCAGCCCGTCAACTGCGTCGAGAAACTCCTGTTTCGTCAGCCCTTGCCATAGCTCGTCAGGTTTCCAAGGTAGCGGGTGGCCTGATGCTTCGTAGGCTTTGTTCCGCCACATTGCTGCACTCTTTTTGTACCGCTCACAGTCTGGGCAGGTCATGTGTTCTTCTCCTTCAGTCTTGCTTCAACCGCATGGGCCACTGCCCTGAACTCTCGCAGCGTCACAAAATCTAGCTTGGATTCTTGCCGCATAGCATTTAGCTCCTCCTCTTTCAGCCCCTGCCACTGTCG